GTACAACTCAGTAACACGTCTCTTAAATCCAAAAAAAAACCTACTGCAGAACGTACAACGTCCATAGGTAACTGATGTATATCGTCTATATGTTTCGGCTCTCCATCGTATTTATTTATAGTGTAGGACTTACCTAGCTTTTGTTTGATCGGTCGGTAAAGAACGCTCATAAATTCATCTATTCTACTTTCATCTTCTGTATAAAACAACTCTAAGTCTCCATACTCTGAAACGCTTATGTCGTCTAAGTTAGGAATAAAGCCCAATCCCTTATGTTGTAGGATCAAATCCCCTGCGTTCTCGTTTAAGGTTGCTGTAAGAATGTTAACGATCTCTTTATAATCCTTAATAGGTATCTGATCGACTTCTTTAAGGCTCAACTTACAAAAAACGCTTACCATCTTCTTATCTGCTTTCTCTTGGGTAATCTCTTTGTTAGCGTTCAGATACTGATTGTATGTCATGAACTGGATTAACGTAATCTCGCTTAATTCTGTGGGTGTGTTTATTGTCATATCGTAAATATACATAAAAAACCCTTACCGATTAAAGTAAGGGTTAAAATTATTCTCTGATTCTCTTAGACTCTTTTACTTTATGTAAAGGCTTTAGATTAGGCATCGCTTTTAAAAAATCTTTTTTACTTTTATAAAACCAATGTGATACAGCGTATCCTTTGTATCTACTATCATAATAA